GGTAAATGGGGATGGGAGTTTTGAGACAAAGAATACGCTTTACAAGCCATTGAAAGCATAGTACAATAAAGTACACGCAACTTAGCTAGTTGCTAGTGTAGTCGCTGTTGGAGACTATACGATGAAGTGTGTTAGCCCACACAACAAAAATCCAACTGATCTTCGCACATAGAAGGGAGAATAGAGTTTTGCTGGAGCTTTACAGCGTTGAAGGTGAAATACTTAGTGTTGACCCCCAGGAAAGACTGGGATTATCTTAGTAGAATGCGCAGGCTGATGCGCGAGAGCCGTACTGGCAACCCCTCGTGGGAACGCGGAAGAGAGATGCCAATGCAGGAAGTTCAGTACCTGCCTACTAAGCTAATTATCAAAGTAGTCTTCTAAAATCGTATAGGATACCGTACCGGGAGTGGTCGGAGAAGCAAGGGTTACGTCTTGCCTACTTTGATAATTATATGCGTCTGTACCACAGCGGTCTTCTAAGCCGTAGAAGTGTAACGGAGTCAATGTAGGTTCGAATCCTACCAGACGCACCAAACAATAGGAGAGATATGACAGTAGTTAAGAGATATGGCGTGGAGATTGATCTGTCAAGACAAGACAAGGTAGGCTGTCCACGGTGTTTGAAGAATGGCCGAGACGCTAATCACGATAATCTACACGTATACGGAATGGACGAAAATGGGATGCACTTAGGTGCATTTTGTTTTTCTTGTAACTTTACAATCCCCTCCGAAGAGAATATGCAAGAGGAGTATGAATACGATGAGGAGTATGACAACATGGGTAGTGAATTCAATGACGAAGTACACGCCAAGCTGAAGGCAAATACTGGGCTTGACCCACGAGGTTACCGTGGGATTCGTAAGGATGTGAGTCAGTATTTTGGTGTACGCTATGAGTACGAGCAGACTACAGGTAAGGTTTCAAAGTCACTCTACCCCACTACAAAAGATTACGAGCTGTGTGGATATAAGATTCGTATCCACCCCAAGGAGTTTGGTAATCCTGTTGGGGAGGTTGGCAAGGACGTAGATTTCTTTGGTCAATTCCGATTCAAAACTCACAGCGGTATTTGCGTGCTTGTTGGCGGGGAAGTTGATCAGCTATCTGCTTATCAGATGCTCAAGACTCAGCAGAAAGATAAGAAGTATGATGAAATTGCTGTGGTGTCCTCTACCATCGGCGAGAGTGGTACGTCTAAGCAAGCCCAGGCACAATATGAGTGGCTGAATCATTTCAAGAAGATTGTTATCTGCTTGGACAATGATGAGGCTGGTAAGAAAGCTGCTGAAGAGCTTGCAGAAGTCCTACCAAAGGGTAAAGTCTTCATCATGACGATGCGGCGTAAAGACCCGAACGAATATATCTGGGATAAGAATAATGAAGTTGCAGTAGATTACACAACCGAATTTATTAGTGATTTCTGGGCTATGAAGGCTTACACCCCTGCAGGTGTTAAATCTGCAAGTGATGCATTTGATGAAATTGAAGATGAGCTTAGTAAAGAGCGTATCACCCTTCCAGACTACATGGAAGTTATGCAAGAGATGATGGGTGGTGGTATGATTCAAGGACGTATTGCCAACATCATTGCGGATACTTCAACGGGAAAAAGTACGCACGTTAACCGTCTGGTACACCACTGGATTTTTAATAGCCCTGTGATCCCGACTATCGTCTCCTTGGAGGCAACAGCGGGACAATACATGCTTGAAATGCTGGCTATCCACACAGGTAAAAACCTGCGGTGGACTATGACAGACGAGGATCTAAAGGAGTTTGTTAAGACTGAAGAGGGTCAGCGTCTAAAGCATGAGTTGTGTTTCAAAGAAGACGGTACGCCAAGATTCTTCTTGATTGATAGTCGAGAGGGTTCAATCAAGGATATCGAAGCTCAGATGGAGAAAATGTACAAGAAGCACAACAGCAAGTTGTTCATCATTGACGTGCTCTCTGACTTGCTTCGTGGTACTAGCGAAGAGCACTCGGAAGATCACATGAACTTCCAGCGCAACATGGTAAAGAATGGTGCTACTGTGATCAATGTGCTACACACCCGTAAACCTCCACAATCGAAGGATGGGGAGCTTCGCAAGGTGAGTGAGTATGATGCCCTTGGTAGTGGTACGTTCGTCCAATCAGCAGCCTATAACATCGTCCTAAACCGCGACAAGTTGGCTGATGATGCGCTGACTCGTAACACAACAGAAGTTGACCTTGCAAAGTGTCGTGGTGGGAAGACTGGTAGTGCTGGTAAATGGTTTTACCATTTTGAAACTGCAAAATGCTACGACCTAAAACACTACCTAGCAAAACTAGGAGGTAGAGGTGCGACAGAGTAATGATTAGAAAGTTAAACGAACTTGGGTGCGGCTACACAGATAGACACGGAAGTTAATACAGGAGGTTTTGTGAAAGAGATTACAAACTGGAGAAATGCGACCGTAGCAGACTTTGAGGCTGATGGCTTGCTGGATACAGTTACAAAGATTCATGTCATGTCATATGAGCTGGCCGGATCAGACTCTGTTAACTCCTTTCACGGCACAAAGCAGGTAGATAGAATCAAGGCATACTTTAAATATCACATTGAAAAGAAGATACCAATTGTTATGCACAACGGTATCTCCTACGATGTACCTATGGTTGAGAAGTTACTTGGTATCGACTTGTCTGGGTTGATGTTGATTGACACTTTGGCCCTTAGTTGGTACTTGAACACAAACAGGCAGAAGCATAGTCTTGGCTCTTTCCATTCTGATTATGGTATTGAAAAGCCAAAGATTGATGACTGGGAGAATTTGTCGTACGAGGAGTACAAACACCGTTGTGAAGAAGACGTAAAGATTAACAAAGCTTTGTGGGAAGACCTGAAGCAGCGGCTGATTTACCTCTACACAACTGCCCAAGCAGAGATCGACTCTGGTGGGGTTGGTGGTAAGCGTATGTCCGATGATGAGGTTATCTACCTTGACCAATTTGTGGGCTGTTCTGTTGATAGTGCTATTGACCGTATCTTGACATTTCTTATGTTCAAGATGGACTGTGCAAGACTGCAAGAGAAGACTGGGTGGCAAGTTGACCTAAAGCTTTTGGAGAGATCCCTAGTTGAGTTGACCGAAGAGGCAGTTAAATCTAAGGCTGAGTTGGAGTCTGTCATGCCTAGAGTACCAAAGTACTCAGACAGAAAGAAACCTGCAAAACCATACAAAAAGAATGGGGAGTTGTCTGCATCTGGGGAGGCTTGGGAGGAGATTAAAGTACTTTGTAGTACAGAAGCTGTTGACGAGTTTGGAAGTCCGATGGTCAAGCAGTCTGATAAAGAGGGTGTTATTAAACTCCTGACTGGGTATGATGAGCCGAACGGTAATAGCCCAGAGCAGATTAAGTCTTTTCTGTTCTCAAAGGGTTGGATTCCGCAGAGCTTTAAGTATGAGAAGGATGATGTTGCTTTCAATGAGTGGATTCTATCTAAGCCTGCAGAGGGGTCTAACCGGAGGGCTTGGAAGGCTTGGAAAGAGGGCAGGCCAGCAGAACGGGCTATCCCACAAATCACCATCCCTGGTGAAGAGGGTAAGGAGTTGTGTCCATCTTTGCAGGAATTGGCAGAAGAGGTTCCAGAGATTCGTGTATATGCAAAGTACTGCGTCTTAAAACATAGACTTGGTGTTCTGAACGGGTTTAAGAGGGATTTGAAAGACGGTAAGTTGCAGGCACGTATTAACGGATTCACAAATACTTTGAGAGTTCAGCACGCAGAAGTGGTTAACCTCCCAGGCGTGGATAAACCGTATGGCAAGATTGTACGTGGTGTGCTTGTGGCTGGTGATAACAAGATCAGTGTAGGGTCAGACCTATCCTCCCTTGAAGATCGAGTGAAGCACCATTTCATGCTTCCTTATGACCCAGAGTATGTAAAGACAATGCAAGAGGATGACTTTGACCCTCACATTCTCATGGCATTGACGGCTGGTATGATCACACAAGAAGAGTTTGATATGTTCAAACAGGGTGACAAGACTTCTAACGCAAAGGCAGCGCGTAAGAAGGGTAAGACTACTAACTACGCCAGTGTATATAATGCTGGTGCAGCTAAGATCGCCCAGGCAGCGGGCGTCCCTTTGCAAGAAGGTGAGGTGTTACACAAGGCATACTGGGATCTTAATTGGTCTGTTAAAGCTATTGCAGAAGATCAGGTTGTTATTAAAGACAGCCGAGGTGGTAGTTGGTTAGTCAACCCTGTTAACGGATTTTGTTACTCTCTGCGCAAAGAGTCAGATAGGTTCTCTACACTAGCTCAAGGTACTGGTAGCTTTTTCTTTGATATGTGGGTTGACGAAATCTTGAGTCAACAGCAAGATCGGTATAAGAGGAGAACCCTTACCGCAAGCTTTCATGATGAAAACATTCTAGTTATTCGTGATACACCTAGGTTTAGGGGTGAAATTGCAGAGATTGTTTCATCTTCAATTGAAGCTGTGAATAAAAAATATAAGCTTAGAAGACAGCTTGGGTGTGAGACACAGTTTGGCAATAGGTACAGTGAGATTCACTGATAGGGTTTACACCTAAAAGATATTTATTGACTGTAGTGGTGGGTTGTGCTACAATGGCACTGCCATCTGTTATTTACTTTGAAAGGAAGAGAAAATGTCGAAGAAGAAGGATAAGGTTGTTTCTTGGGTTGTTATTGATTTGAAGAGTGGTGTTGCCTCTGCATTGCGCACCCGCCAGGATGCACGAGACTTCAAAATGTTCAAGAACGAGAAGATTGTTAAGGTTGAGGTTGTGAATGGTCAACCAACTGCCAAGTTTGTACGTTAATAGAAAGGAAGATAAGATGGCTATTGAAAAACACGTAGACCCGAAGACACGCAAGCCTTACATGTTGGTTACGGGTGTTGTTACTGCAGCGTACATTAACGAAATCAAAGAAGTTAAAGAGTATGCTGGGCCGAATGGTGTTTGGCGACCTACCAAGCGTCTGTCTATTGTTGTTGATGGCACCCGCGTCGATCTGGGTATGTCTGAAAAAGATCAGATCCGGGCTAAGGATGTCAACGACAAGTATCAAGATGTTGTCAAGGGTGTCGAAGTCTCTGTTGTAGTGGAAGAGAATGGGGAGTACAAGGGTGTTACCCAGTATAAGGCTAAGATCGCTGGCATTACCGTAATTGATATTAGTAACGCCGAAACCCCTGCAAAGGCAGGCGGTGCCTCCCAAGGTCAAGCTGCACAGCCTTTCAAGGCTAAGGACATGACAGGCATTCAGGTTGGTCACGCCATTAACGGTGCCCTGAGCTACATCACTTCCAATGGTTTGGAAATTGATAACGACTTTATCGTTGCAGTTGCCAAGGTGGTGAACGAAGCAACAGAAGATGTTCGTACTGTGTACAAGCAGCGTAACCCAGGCATGAATGATTATGACCTTGGAGCAGCTACTGGTCATGCAGTGCTGAACGCCTGCCGTCTGGTTGCAGAGTCTGAAGTTGCCGAGTTGAAGGGTAATCTGGTGACTGTTGCGTTTGACTTGCTGGACAACGTGGTGGCACCTATCACAGAGTACATCAAGCAAGGCCAGAAGGCTCCAGAAGCAAAGGCAAGCCCTGTAGCGGCTAAGAAGCCTGCAACAAGTAAGGCTAAGATCTTGCCAAAGGTTGCACCTAAGCCCCAAGTAGAGGATGATCGCCCAGAACCACCTGACGATGATTTTGACGACATGGACGTGCCTTTTTGATGGTAAACCCTAACTAACATATGCATGTGTGCAATCCCCACTTCCTAATAAGTTGTGGGGATTTTTAACTTCTACGGAGAAAATATGAGTGAAATGATTGATTATGAAACTGGTGAAATTATCGACAACGATGCAAACTCTGGGGAAGATAAGCCAACCCTGAAGGAATTGGTTGAACGTGGCGTCAATCTGAAGCGACAGGCAATCAGTATTGCAGAGGATATCGCAGAGATTGCAGAACAGGCTAAGGAGTTGTATAACACCTCTAAGCGTGATTACAATGCGTTTATCAAGTACACCATCTTGAAGGATATTGAAGTTGAGATTGAAGCTCTAAACGAGACGAAGATCAAACTCCAAAACCTAGATAACGACGAGGAGTAATATGACCACTGCAGTTATTGATCTGGACTGGATTCGGTACGCTGCAGGGTTTGTTGGCGAGAAGCGAGAGATTCAAGCCATCCATAAATCCTCCGGCGATGTAAGAACATTCAAAAATGTTACGGAATTTTACGGCAGAGGTAAAGCAAAGAACAAGGGTTGGGTTGGCAAGTGGAATGAGGAGCACCCAGATAATCAAATCACATCAGATGATTTTGAAATCATGGAGATTCAGAAGCCAGAGCCAATTGCTAATGTACTCCACACAGCTAAAAAGATGTTGGAGGGTGCCCTAAGATCAGTCAATGCAGATGACTTTATTGGATACTACGGTAAGGGGGACAGCTTTAGAGTTGAACGCTCCACCATGTTGAAGTATAAAGGTAATAGAGAGCATCTAAAGAAGCCCCTGCTTATTGACGACATTACACACTACCTTGAAAAACAGTGGGGTGCTATCTGTGTTGAGGGGTTGGAAGCTGATGACCACTGTATTATCTCTGCGTATAGAAAGAAAGATCACGTAGTTGTATCCCCAGACAAGGACACCGCAGGTTGTGAGGTTCTCTGGGCAAACCCGATGAAGGAATTTGAGATTCTTGATTGTTCTGGGTTTGGCAGACTTTGGCTGGAGAATGAAGGTACGGATAAAGAGAAGGTTCGTGGTGTGGGTAGGTTGTTCTTCTATTACCAAGTAGCATATGGCGACGATGTAGACAACTACAGAGCTAATGCAGCCTCTGCAACTCCTTGGGGAAGTAAGAGCGCATATGTCAATATGGTAGACTGTAAGAACGATCAGGAAGCCCTAGAAGCCCTTATGCGAATCTATCAACATCTCTACCCGGAGACTGTCACTATCGAAGGCTGGAGGGGTGATATCATTGAGGTAGATTGGTTGTATGCTATGACTGAGGTGTTTGATCTTGCTCGTATGCTTCGCTGGGAAGATGATGTGGTACATCTGCCTAATGTCTTGGGGAAGTACAAACTACTATGACAGTACCAACCCAGAGTGAGATTAACAAGAAGAAAAGGGATAATGATAAACGCCTTAAACGGTTGCAACCAAGTGGGGCTATGACAGATAAGGCGATTATTACAGTTATCCGTGGTGCTATCCGTAGAGCTTGGATGAGTTGTGACACTAAGTTGACTTTGTTAGCAGCTAACTGCATTCCAGACATGGATGAAAGTACCAGAACTAAGTGGCTCTATCGTTGTCAACACTGCCAGGGTTTATTTAAGGGTAGTGATATTGAAGTTGATCATAAAAACGGAGAAAATCCTTGTGCTAA